AAGACATAATCATAGATAATCCTGCGGCTGTTCTTCCAGTGCCTGTTACACCTGTTTGTCCATGTGTTACAGATGGTATTCCTGTTTCTTCGTCTGCTAGTTGTCTAGCTTTGTCATACATCTGAACATTTTCACCTGCTGTATTAGGAAACTTAATACCATTTACTGCTGTTCCTGTTACACCAGATTGTCTTCTAAATATCTTACCCGGAAATATATCCATACTTTGTCCGGGAACTAATTGAGTTTCATCAATATCAAATACTAAATTACCTGCAAGTGCTAAGTTATCTATAGCCATTCTAATGTGACCATTCATTAATAACTGTGCATCTTCCATATTTTCAGCAACACCAATACCAAAAAATTGATATGGATTTAACTCATAAGGAAATGCTTGATAAGGTATACGAGCAGGTGTAAATGGATTCATAACTGCTCTAATAACTTCATTACCACAAACCCATACATTAACTTGTACAGATTTTAAATCATCCATGCCTTGAGGTATACTCATTCCTATTTCTTCACATAGTGAAGCATCACAGTTACCCCAGTATTCGTAAACTTCGTATCTATTATCTACGTATGTTGGGTCATTAACGCCATGAATAGTTTGTTCATAATACTTTTCTTCATAGTTTGGCCCAATATCTAAAACTTTTAAAATTGCATCATTATCAAAATAAGGTCTATTTGATAAATCTCTTAATTGTTCTCTATTTAATCTATGTCTTTGTATAACATATTCACAATCTTCTATATTTGTAGCTGATGGGTCTGGAAAAAAATCCCAACATGATACTGCTTCTATTTTTGGAACATCTTTATCATAAGGTGTATATTCTTTTGATTCACCTACCCCATTCCATTGATGAACTGTTTTTTTATAATTAAATGGCCCTTTAATAATACCTGTACCTAATAATGCACATTCAAATATAGAATGTCTTAATACATTTACAGCAGATGTATCAAGCAACTGGTCATGTATCATTTTTTCCATTTTACGAGCAGTTTCTTGTGATGGACTAATTTGAGGTTCTCCCATTTTAGCCGCACCTTCTTGTAGATTTGCTCCCGCAAATTTTTCAGATAAACCACCTAAAAAAGAATTAGGTTGTGTTGCTTCTAAAGCACCCGGTTCTAAAATTCTACCATCACCTTCAAATCCATAAGGGTCTGGTGTTGATGGTGGTGATTGAGGTGTTTGTAAATGTGCAAACTCTGCTATACCTTCTGGTACAGGAGTAGATTCTACTGATAGTGGAAATTTACTATTAGCAAATAATATGTCTGCAATTTGTCCATAAGCAGATAGAACTTTTACTTTTGTTATTTTTACAAATACTTTAGATTTTTCTGAAGAACGAAATTGTGTAGTACTATCAAAAATACCACGATAGTTTTTATATGCTTTTAACCATCTTTGTTCGTCTTCATGTTTACCATCTTCAGCAGATGTAAATTTCTTTTTAACATGAGCAACTAAACCGGGAACATTCTCGGCATTATCTATCTCTCTGGCCTCATCTGTTTTATCTATGGCCATTATTTTCCTTTATTAAATTAATAATCTCTTTTATCTGCACCCATAGCTGTTAAGCCTTGGCCTTTATTTTTTGCACCGGGTTTTTCACTTGCTCCACTTAATTCGCCTTGCTTAAATTTTTTTGACGCAAAGGCTTCTGGTTTTGCATTTGAACTTTTACCACCGGCATCAGAAAGTTCGCCTTGTTTATACTTTTTTGTATAACTTGACATAATATCTGGCCCATTCATGTTTTTCATATTTCCTCCTAGTAGTCTTTTTTATCAGCCATTGCAAACACACTAGGCTGAACGTATTGTTTTTTTTCTTTTGGATAATCTTTAGTAGCAACACTACCATCTGCTTCTCCACCATTGTGAGAAGACATATTGATGTTTTTCATATTATCTTTTTTCTTTGGGTAGGGCATACCAAGGTCACCCTGCTTATATTTGGTCATTATTGGTTGTGGCATTTAGCCCTCCTTAATTTTAGTTTTTAAATAATCTAATAAATTTGGATTATCTACAAATATCGTTGTTAAACCATTAGCTAAACCATTAACTAAAGTTTCTTCTTCTTTCTCACCCAAGTCAATATTCCATTGATACACTATTGCGTGTAAACATTCATGCAATAATGTGTTTGCATGAGAAACTCCATTTTCTTCATCGGCATAACCGATAACTCCTTCTTTTGCAAAAAACTGACCATGTGCTTCATTTGCACTAGCAACAGTTTGTTTCCACTTTTCTAATTTATAATTTCTATATCCAATCTTTATAGATTGTGGTATTTTAAAATCTACTTTGTTGGTCAAATTCTTTTAATTGTTCTGGCATATTTAATTCTTCATAATCTTTAACACTATGAATATGTTGTCCGGCTTTTTCATGTCCTTCTGGATAAGTAGGAATGTTAAATAATTCAGTCATTGCTTCTGCTTCTCTTTGAGGAGTTGGTTCTATGAATCCAAGTATTCGCCCTTCATCATCTGTTGGTAATACACCTTCCTCTCCTCCTATAGCTACATTTGCGGCTTGTACTCCTTCCAAAGGAAGTAAAGCTCCTGCAACTCTAGCACCATATTTTAAAAATTTACCACCCCATTTTTTAGCCCAATTTGTTTTAGTTGGTTTTATTTTAGTGCTAGTAGTAGTAACTCCACCTGTTGAAGGCGGGTCTTGAGGAGGTAAATCTGGTGGGTCTGTTGGCCCTGTACTTGCTTTTACTCTAATTTTAGGTTTTCCCTCTACATTAGAACCAGAAAATTGTGCAATAGCATCACCACTATAACCTGCCCTATTATAAAAATCAATTTCTGCATTTGCAACTCCTGCTCTTATATCAGCATTTGTCATTCCTGCTTCCATTATACCTTTTGCATAGGGGCCTTTATATGAATGACCCATCATAGCATCTATAACAACTTGAGGTACATTATTAGCCATTAATCTAGCTTTTTGTAATCGTCTAAAATCATATAACTGAAATTTAGATACTGACCCATCAGTTAATTGTACATATGCACCAATATTTTTAAAATGTTTATTTATAGGTTTTGAATATTGATTTGCTGTACCCACAAACAACGTTCTTGCACCACCTACTCCATGATTAATACTAGCATCTTTTTGTTGTTTTAATATTGCTAATGCTGTTTTATTAACGGAAACAGTTGTAATTTTAGGTTTACCCGGCTGTTTAAAATCTTTATATTTAATAGTTCCATTTTCAAAATCAATATCTTCAAATTTTAACTCAGCTAAATATTCTGGTCGCATACCTGTTAATGCAACTATTTTAGCAAATCTACTTGTACTACCTTTAGGAATATTATCTAATTTTAAATCATCAATATTGTCTAAACTTTGTACAACAGTTTTAAATATATTATCATTAAATACAACTGCTCTTTCTGCTACATCTGCAGTATATTTAATAGCATTTTCAAAAGTTTTACCACCTTGGAGATTTTTAAATGTTATAAATTTATTATTTTCTTTACCTACACTATAAGATACAACTCTACTTATATCTCTAAAAAAATTTCTTGCACCTGCACCTTTACCTTTTGTAAACCATTCATTACTAGATGCATTTGTTAATAAATCTTGAATAGAATCTATATTATTTAAACTTTTTACAGTAGTTGAACCATCTATAGTAGCTAGAACACGAGTTTTTGTTCTTATTAAATCTTTAATATTTTTTCTAATAGTTCTTTGTTGCTTTATATCTTTACCTTTTATACTATTTTGTAAATCATCAATTTGTAAATCAAAAGCCTGTTCAACTGTAATATTACCTCCCGCAATATCGGATAACTTAGGTTTTATAACCTTGTCACCTATATCGTATTTATTAATATCCAAAAATCCTGTCAACTGGTTCATATGTTTCTGCTTTTAATTTATTTAAATTGTAAGCGGCACGTTGTCGTTCGCCTGTCTGTCTTGTCATAACCATATAACGTAAAGCATCATAAGCATGGTCATCTGTTTTTGTATCAACATCCTCTGCATTATTTTTTGCATAAGGTATTGTTGGTAATGTTCTAATTAAATTTATACAATTAGAAAATATTTTTAATTGTGGTTCGCCTGTTTTTTCTTGTATAGATAATCTTCTATGCAATTCAACTTTGCCACCTATTCTATCTCTGTTTGATGGTACAAAACGTATTCCTGCCCTAATAATACTATCTGCAATACTAGGGCCAATACCTGATTTACTCCAACAACTAGCGTCTAATACAGAAGTGTGCATTGGTGGGTCATAAACCTCTAAGTCATTTATTCTATTTGCAAGTTGTTCACCCGTAAGTCCACTCTGATACAATTCTCTGTATATAATTATATTTCCATCCCAATCAACTGCACCCCAAAGGACACAACTTGGTGATGAATAACCATAATCAGCAGAACGTATTCTTATCCAATTGTTAGGTAACTCAAATGGTTCAAGAACATGAATATGTTTATTGAACTCTGGAAATGCCGCACCTTCTGCAACATCCCAGTCACCATCTAATAATCTTTTTCTTTCTACTTCTGGTAGTGATGATAGCATTGCTTCATATTCACCAGACTCAGCAAGGTAAGGATTATCTGTTAATCGTGCAGGTATAAACTTTCTATGAAATAAAGGTTCACCTGCTTTTTCGTGGTATCTACCAAATCGTAAAATATCACCGGTATCTATATCTGTAGCATAAAATGGTTCACCCGGTTTTGTCGGGTCAACAAACATTTTCTTTATCCACCATCCTCCTACACCACCGGGGTTAGAAGATGCTCTCATGTAAGTGTCAATACTTTTATCTGTACTACGTAAACGTGAACGTAAGTAGTTCCAAACATACGGAGTAGGGTAATGACCTAACTCATCTACACCAATCCATGTAAATGCTTGTCCTTGATACCTTGTTACATCGCTGTCTTTGTCAACATACGAAAATAATGCTGTTGCACCAGACGGAAAATGCCATGTACTCTTTGATTCTTTAAATATAGCACCCGGAAACGCTTTTGCGTAGAGTTTTCGGCTACTATCTATTAACTCTGTTAACTCTGCCAATGTTCTTCTTAGTAATAATGCCCTATGATTTGGGTTATGACAGTATCTAAGCAAGTCAACTAGTAATGCAAATGACTTTCCACCACCTGCCGCACCACCATATAGTACTTCTTTCTCTGGCGAAGCCAAAAAACTAGTTTGTGGGCCTTCATTTGGCATAAAAACTACTTCAGCTTGGTCTTCTATTGACTTTTTTACTGACTTTGGTACAGTATCTAACTCTTCTTGAGTTATTGCACCACCTTTTTTGTTGATTTCATCAACTTTTTTAAGATTTTCTTTTAATTGTTTTGCTTTTTGACGTTCATTAGCTAATTTCTTTGCTAATTTTTCAGCTTTCTTCTCTTTTTCTCGTAATTTACGTCTAGCTTCTATCCTAGCCTTTTGTTCTGTACTGAAATTGTATCGTCTTGTCATTCATTTATTGTTTTTATTTTATCTTTAGCCGGTAACATGACAACACCATGCAAAACTTGACCATTTACATTAACTTCTTGACGTTTACTTATACCAGTTCTGTCTAGTATTTCAGAAGCCGCTTTCATTCTAATATCCATTTGACCAGATGGTATAGTTCCATCAGCATCTAAGCCTTCACTTAATCTGTTTATTGCTTTTACAGAAGAACCTGCCAATTGTGTTTTGGCTCTTTCTATAATTTCATCTTTTACAGACTTCATTAACCACCCTCTAGAATCTGGGCTGTATCCTGCTTCTTCTATAGCAGACATTATTTGTCCTCCGTTGTTAAAGAGAACTTCTAGAAATTTTTCCTGCTTTGGGGTCAGTTCCTTTTTTTTGTTTGGTATTATCTGATTCATTCTTTTTTTCTTTACCTCCAAATGCTCTCCAAAAAGCCGCTATTAATCCATAAGGGTCATCATGTGGATACCCAATACTGTTTAATTTACCACAAGTACATTTTTTTCCATTACACATATCGCAAGTAGGCATTATGATTTTTTGTGTGTTTGGCAAAATTTAGATGCCGCTTCTACACTACCAAAACCCCATGCTTTTAGTGCTAATGCTTTTCTTGTTGGTCTTCCTTTAGAATCTTTCATAGGCCCTTTCATTCCTGCAAATCTACAAGCAAATGATACTCGTCTTGGGCTAGTGCCCGATTTTAATGGTGAACGTAAATTACCACCATCTCTTCTTTCAAAATGTTTTCTACCTTTTTCATTTAATCCACCTTTTGGATTTTGGTATTTTTTAGCTACCACTATGACCTCGCTACTTTTTTTGCTCTTTCTGATAAATCTTTAAAGTGTACAATAACTTTACTATTTTTTGTGTGTGTTTTTCCTGTATGTAATGTACCATCTTTCATTTTATGAAATGAGCCTGTCCATTCTTTTCCAGACTTTAAATAATGTTTTACACCTTTACCCATTATTTTTTCTTCTTACTATGAGCTTTACCCCCGTACATTTTTTTAGGTTTCT